ACAGAAAATGGAACTGCGACAGTATATCATTTAACGTCCGTTGAACACACTAAAACATATTTTGCAGACGGTGTGTTGGTACATAACGGTTATTACGGGAAACACTAATGCCACAGGGTAACGCACAACAACCATATATTGCGAACAGTCAAAGTCCGTTCACATATAATGCTAGGTATCCTGCGAATGCTAGGTATCCTGCGAATGCTCAACAACCATATATTGCGAATGCGAGACAACCTTTCACATATAGGGTTCCATTTACCTATCGAGTACCTTATATTGCGAATGCGAGACAACCGTTTACATACAGACACCCATTTACATATAGGGTTCCATACATTGCGAATGCAAGACAACCATTTACTTATCAAAACAGGTCTCCGTTTACATATAGAAACCCTGTAAATGGACAACAACCTTATATTGCAAACGCAAGACAGCCTGGAACATATCAAAGAACTGGACAGACACCGTTTACATATCAGGCAAGACAGCCTGGAACATATCAAAGAACTGGTAGAACACCGTTCACATATCAGAATAGACAGCCTGGAACATATGAGAGACAAGGACAAACTCCTTTCACATATCAACATAGACAGCCAGGAACTTATGAAAGACAAGGTCAAACACCTACTACATATCAAAACAGGCAGCCTGGAACATATGCCCGACAAGGACAAACTCCATTTACATATCAAAACAGACAGCCTGGAACATATGCAAGACAAGGTAGGACACCAGTCATTAGGTGGGATAATACACTATCTCAACAATGGCCTGCGACACCAGTTACAAGTTAATTTTTGTAACTAAATATTGAAAAGGATATATTATGAAAAAAATTACTACGCTAGAGCAAGCAAAGTCCACTATTACTAAAGAAACAACCGAGACATTTCATCTTGGGGCACTCAATATTGGTCAAGAAAGTCTAGACCAAGAAACCTTTGACATAATGAACTGGATGTTCGAAGAGATACTTCCACCACTTAAAATTTTTAAATGGGGTGATATACTTCAACAGAGAAAAGATAAAAAGTTCATGGGTTTTAATGGAATGCAAAATAAAGCAATACCATATCACACATATCTACATAAGGGGTATTCGTCTCTTAAAATGCAAGGAAACCACGCAGGATTTGGTTTTAAGACACTAGACGGTACAGAAAAATCAATTACCGATTCTATGATTCCACATTACGATGAGATGGTGGGGTCGTGTTATTATCATGGTGCAAAAGGACACTGGTTAACACAAAGTATTATGGAAGAAGGACTTTGGGCACCAATCCAAGGATACACTAGAACTGCAGGTGGTAAGTGTCAATTAACAATTCACCCAGGCTCTGTTCGTTCCTGTATATTCGAAGAAATGGAAAATGAAGATATGGAACTAATGATATGGGATAGGACTGGTGATTTAGATTTTCTACCAAGTGCAACATTCCAAAATGCATTAGATTACTGGAAAGGTAAATTAGATAAAAAGGAAAGACACCTTAATATATCATTTCTATTCACGAGAGGTGCAATAGAATGGCAAACAGATTTAGCAGAATTAGGATTTAGAGAAAAGGTATTTGAATTTAACAAAAGAATTACCGAACTTTCTGCAGGTAAACCACTTTCCATATACATTGGATATGATAGTACAATGAATGATTTAGAGAAAGTGTGTGAGAAATCAATTAGAGATACAATTCGACTTGCACATTCAACTGGGGAAGGAGAACAATACATGAAGTATGACCCAGTTATCAAATTGCTTGACATTTCTAAACTTCCCGATTATAATAGGGAGTACGCAAATCAAAGTACTGAATTTACATACAGTAGATTCTTAATTCCATATCTAGAAAATTACGAAGGATTTAGTTTATTCATAGATAACGATTTCATATTTAAGAAATCTCTATTACCTATGTTTTATTATCTCAATCCTAATGATGCAGTTGCGTGTATCAAATACCCACAATATCAACATGATGAATCTAAATTTAATGGAGAAGTTAATATAGACTATCCATGTAAGTTGTGGTCTTCAATGATGTTCTTCAATAACAGTCATGAGGACTGTAAGAAGTTAACACCTGAAGTAGTAAACACTTGGACTGGAAAACAATTACATCAGTTTGAGTGGACTAACGCAATATCCGAAATACCTCAAAAATACATATTTGTGGAAGGTTATGACAATCCTGATGAAAAATGGGATTACACTGGAATCCATTACACTAGGGGAGGCCCATGGATAAATGATATGGATTATTCGTCAATAAATAATCTTGAAGTGTACCACAAGTACAAAAACCTCTATGACAACACAAAATAATGTGGTATAATAGATAGATTATAGGAAAATTATTATGAACGTAAGAAATGCTTTAATATTTACCGAAGACGGTAACCTTTTCGTTAGAAAACCTAACGGACTTGAATATGAGTTTCAAAATGTAGATAGACCTGAGTTGGGATTTGAGTACGATGTTCTAGTATATGACGATATAGAAGTTAAAGTCGTAAAATGGAATCCCGAAGTTAATTTTGATATGCAAGAAAAATCAGACCTTTCTCCTGATGAGAAAGATATGATTGAACAATACATTGCAAATTCAGAACCACCTCTAGGAGTAAATCTAAACAATCAATTAATGTCCAAATTGAACAATAGAGTAAATGATTTTTTGAAAGAATGTATTGATATACATGGATTTACAGATTTAACTGAAGTTACTTTTGCAGGAAGAGAAGGGTCAAATCACCCATGTCGTTCTAATGCAAGAAGAGTCATGGAATATGGTGATGCACTTTTTAACATACTAGACCAAATATGTGCTGAAATCAAACAAACTCGTGAAGACATATTGAAAGAATATGAGGAGTATGAACAACATATTCCAATACCAACAAAACTTCCCGACCATCAACAAAGGTAAAGTATGGAGATAGTTCACTTAGATGAACCATTCAAAATACAAGACTTACCACTAACAAAGGTTTATGTATTAGATAATTGGTTAGCCCAACCCTTACACCACCACTATGATTCGTGGATTTCTCGAAATAATATTTGGAGTAAAACAAATCAAGTTGAGAGTGGTTCGTCCACGGGTTTACCACATCATAGTTTTTGGGGTGCAACCTTTTTTAGACATAATTATGCGATTGATAGGGATACTAAAGTTGAAGAAACTTGGTTTACAAGATACCTAGATAGAAGACTACAAACTGAATTCGGGTTTAAGTGGGTTAGGTTTCAGTATGCAGGTTTAAACTCGCAAACTGTAGGATTACAAGGAACAACCCATTCAGATTGCGATAAAGACGATGCTTGGAATCTTTCGTTTTTATACTATCCAAATAGATTTTGGAATCCTGCGTGGGGTGGAAGATTGAGATTCTATGATTCACCACAACAAGGATTAGACGGAAGAGACGAACATATTAAAAATCACCAAATAGGTGAGGTTGATTTTAAACCAAATAGACTTATTATGTTTGACGGAAGAATACCACATGGTGCAGATGCACCCGAAGAGTCTGCAAGATATATGGACAGAAGGTCACTTGTAATTCGTGGAGACGAAGTAAGACTAGAAGAAGAAGGAGAGAATTATCATGCCAACGATAGATTTTCATACATACGATAAAGAAACAGTAAGAAACTTTAGACCAGTTCTCGCAAAATCTGTTGCTCCTAGTTGGTGGAAAAAGGCAAAAGTTGCTGAAGTGGTAAATGGTATAGTTGCAAAAACTATTAGGTCTTGTCCTGCAATGCAAGATTGGTTATCTTCAGGTTATCTAATCCTCGCAAATAGAGACATATATGTAAGAAATGGTGTAACACCTGAAGATTCAAATACAAGATTTTTCCATACCGAAGATACTGTATTGGACGAAATGGAAACTTATGCATCTGCAACACACCCAACTATACAAATGCATGATGCATTCTCGTATATGTCTACAAGTGATGCACCAGTAAAAGATGCATTTAAAATGTCTAATCCTTGGAACATAACTACACCACCAGGCTATTCGTGTTTTTATCTAGACCCATTCTTATTTCAAAATGATTACTTTGCAACATGGCAAGGTATTATTGATACAGATAAATTCAATGTAAACAAAGATAACTCTCAAATTATCTTTTATCCTAAAGTGAATCATTCGTTTGTTATTAAGAAAGGAACACCTATATGTCAGGTAATTCCTTATCAAAGAGAAGAGTGGGTCGCAACATATACAGTAAAAGACCATAAATCATATATTACTAATCTATCCGAATACACTACAGAAAGAGAAGACGGTCATAAGACTATGGCAGAATTATCTAGAACAGGACTTGCAGATGAATTGCATAAGGCAGGGCCATATAAGAGAGGAAGAAGGTGGCAACCTAAACATAAAGATTTCAAAGAGGATTTAGAAGGGTGTCCATTCGACCCTAAAACAGGTAAATTAAAACCTGAGTTTCAACAAGAAATGGAAAAAAACTTTAAAGAAGAACAATTAAAAAGAACAGACTTAAATTGGGACGGACAAGATGGCAGTTAGATTATTATTCCCAACCCCTATTTTTCATAGAAACTTTACACAAGAAAATCTTTCAGACGATAGAGGATTTGATAAAGATTATTGTTTAATGTTAAGAGATGAAATGGATGCGATGCGAAGAAGAGACCCAGTGGGTAGACAACTTTCAAATCAATATACAGGTTGGCAGTCAAATGACGGGTGTGAGTCTAATCCTACTTTTCAAAAATGTATGAATAGAATCATAACATTTTTTAATGACGAAGCATTACCTTATCATGGATTAGACCCTAGTCTTTGTAAAATGGAAATAACAAATTCATGGGCAAACATTAACGACAATGGTGCTTGGAATGCACCACACTTACACAATGGGTGTTGGTATAGTGGTGTTTTTTATATACACGCAGAAGGTGATGAAGGACGTATTTCATTTCTTGATACACACCAAAAGGTTGCAGCTGATTTTCCTAACAGTCCTAGAACCCCAACTTCATATCCTTTTTTACCTGTAACGGGTGAGTGTATATTGTTTCCAAGTGGTCTAATGCATATGGTTGAACCAAATCCTACAAATAAAGAAAGATATAGTATATCATTCAACACTATTATAAATTACGAATCACTCGAATCAGGTCATGCAAGAAACGGTCAAATAGAAGACTATAATGAAAATGAATTTTTATTTGATTTAGATATGAAAGGAAACCCAATCAGATAGTCTAATTCTCTAAATAGTATTATGGAAATTGTAGTAGACGCTCATATCATTTGGAATGTAATTCTAACTTTAGTTTTAGGCCCTTTAGGGTTTCTAGTCAGAAACTTACTAGCGGAACAACAAAGACTATCTATTTTAATTAACAGAACTAGAGAAGAAGTTGCTAAAGATTACGTCACTAGAGAACAAATTGAGAAAGATTTCCAAAGATTAATCGATACTATTGAAAGAATAGACGAAAAAATAGATAGACTCCAATCTAAGACTTACTTCCAAGAATAGGTTCCCAAATGGTATAAATAGTAGTAGTTAAGATTATTACTACTGGAAACTATTATGGCAGCACCTAATTCAAAAGCAACATTTAAAGAATACATCAAACGAGCATTAGGTCATCCTGTTGTTGAAATCAATATAGATGACGACCAATTAGACGATAGAGTCGATGAAGCACTGCAATATTTCCGTGAGTTTCACTACGATGGTTCAATTAAATGTTATTTAAAACATAAAATTACGCAAACTGAGATAGATTCATTTAAGACAAATGAAACACACTCAGCTGCAACAACTGGAACACAGGCAATCGCAAACCAAACTTACGAGGAAGGTAAGAATTATATAACACTTCCTGAACACGTTCTTTCAGTTATTAACATATTCCCATTCCATTCGGGAACCCAATCAAATATGTTTGATATTCAATATCAACTAAGATTAAATGACTTGTGGGATTTAACTTCTACAAGTGTTTTATATTACCACCAAGTGCAATCTCATCTCGCACTTCTAAATCAGATGTTGGTCGGTCAAGTACCCATAAGATATAATATGCACGCTAATAGATTGTATATTGACTATAATGCAGAGAAACTATCTGCAAATGAGTACATTATTATTGAATGTTATAGAAAGATAGACCCAAATGATATGACAGATGTCTATAACGATATGTGGTTGAAAAAATATGCAACTGCAAAAGTTAAATATCAATGGGGTGAAAATTTATCAAAATTCCAAGGTATCGCATTACCAGGCGGAGTGACACTTGATTCTGAACGTATGAAGACTGAAGCACAAGAAGAAATCACAAAACTAGAGGAAGAATCAAGGTTAAATTACGAAATGCCTGTTATGGACATGATGGGGTAAGGTTATGCCTACTAACGTATTTTTCAACCACGCAGTTAACACCGAACAACACCTATACGAGGATTTAGTTGTTGAGTCTCTACGAATGTATGGACATGAGACTTATTATTTACCAAGACAAATAATAGAAGAAGACACGATTCTAAATGAAGATGTCCAGTCTAAATTTGGTGATGCGTATTCAGTTGAAATGTATATTGAAAATGTAGAAGGGTATGAGGGTGAAGGTGACTTAATGTCTAAGTTTGGTGTCTCAGTTCGTGACACTGCAACTTTTGTAATATCACTAAGAAGTTGGGAAAGATTTATATCCTTAGACGGAAACCTTGCAACCTCACTTAGACCTAATGAAGGTGATTTAATACACTTACCACTTTCAGGTTCTATGTTTGAAATCAAATTCGTAGAACATGAGAATCCTTTTTATCAGGTTGGTAAATTATTTGTATTTAAACTTCAGTGTGAATTGTTTGAATACTCAGGAGAAGATTTCGATACTAATGTTACTGATATTGACCTTATCGAAGACGAACAAGCATATCATATTGATATGACAATGGCTGCAGGTGGTTCAGGAAATTATGTTGCAAACGAGAATGTTACATTGAATAGTGTAGTGGTTGGAGAAGTTATTTCTTGGAACCCAACAACTAGACAACTTAAAATTAGAGATAACACTAAGACACTTGTGGTCGGAGATGTACTTGTTGGTGCAGACGGAAATGCATCGCACACAATCGCAAGTATTGTTGACGTAATGACTATGAGTAACGATGGAGCTGCAGATAACTTAGACTTTGAACAGAAAGCAGATAATTACTTAGACTTCTCAGAGACAAACCCATTCGGTGAGGTTACATAATGTTTGGAACTCATTTTTATCACGAAACTATTAAAAGAAGTGTATCTATCTTTGGTACACTGTTTAATAATATCACGATTAAAAAAACAAAGGCAGACGGAACTGTTCTTGCACAACAGATAGTTCCTATATCATATGGGCCTAAAGCAAAATGGTTAGCGAGATTAAACGAAGAACCAAATCTAAGTGATAATAATAGGAGTGCAATCAGTTTACCTAGACTTGCATTCGAAATTACAGGGTTTCAATATGATGCAGATAGACAACAAAACAAACTAATCCGAACAGAAAAAGGTGGATTAAACGCAGACAAATCTAATCGGGGATTCCAGTATGCACCAGCGCCTTACACAATAAGTTTTACACTAAGTGTTCTTGCGAAACAAGCTAATGACGGACTTCAAATTGTAGAACAGATACTTCCATATTTCCAACCTGAATATACAGTCACCATGAAAATGATTGACGATATGAGTGAAGTTAGAGACGTACCAATTACACTTACAGGTGTAGAAATGACAGACACCTACGAAGGAGACTTTACAGAAAGAAGAGTTATAGAACATACACTTACGTTCGATATGAAAATATACTTCTTCGGCCCAATATACAATGGTAAGATTATCAAGAATGTTATCGAAAGAACATATGTTAATCCTAGTGTTACTAAAGGATTTACGTCAACACAAATAACAGAGTCAGGTCTAGTGAAAGAAGTTAAACACTACGAACCTGCATTCGGTGAAGTTGCAAACGCACAAAGTTCAAGTACAACAGTAAATTTTGCGAGTGCAATAAATAGTTCTATAAGTGTTGGAGATGAGGTATTCGATACAGGTAATGCAACAAATCCTACAGTTAGTAGTATTGCAAATAATAAATTATCAGTTGTATTATCAAGTGCAATTACACTTTCGAAACCAACCACACTTAAATTTGTAGGTTCAGTAGACCCTGAAGATACATTCGTAGTTGCAGAAACAGTGAATTTCTATGATGACGGAACGAGTAAAACATTCTCAGACAATCAGACAGAAGATGCGAGTTAAATTATGGCAAAAGATATTGATTCAAAATTGGATGAAATCCTAGATATTTCTACCGATATTCAAAAAGAAACCAAAGTAGTTAAATTACCTGCTCGTGCAGAGTCGGTGGATAACGACTACAAATATGGTCGTGAGACTCTCTACAATCTCGTAGAAAGAGGACAAGATGCAATAGACGGTATCTTAGACCTATGCAAAGAAACAGAACACCCACGTGCCTACGAAGTTGCAGGACAACTAATAAAAACAGTAGGTGATACTGCAGAAAAACTTTTAGACCTACAAAAGAAAGTAAAAGACTTAGAAAACGAAAACCCTAATTTGAGGTCACAAACAAATAATTTATATGTGGGTTCAACTTCAGAACTACAAAAGTTTTTGAAGAAAAATAAAGACTAATGACAGAAGCGAAAAATGACGGGTATCTAGGTAATACCCTAATCAAAAAGGCTGGAGTAGAAGTTCAGTATACCGAAGAACAGTTGAAAGAATACGTCAAGTGTTCAGAAGACCCTATACACTTTATTGAAAACTACACGCAGATTATCTCACTAGACGAAGGTATGATTCCATTTAAACTTCGTGGGTATCAGGATAAACTAATAAAACACTTCAATGAGAATAGATTTAACGTAGTCCTTGCGAGTAGACAGTCGGGTAAATCAATCACTTCTTGTGCATATTTAATATGGTACTTACTGTTTCACCCTGAAGTTACTGTTGCTATACTTGCAAACAAAGGTGCAATCGCAAGAGAAATGGTCGCCCGTATCGTAACGATGTTGGAGTCTGTTCCATTCTTTTTACAGCCTGGAGTCAAGATTCTAAACAAAGGTAACATAGAATTTGCGAATGATAGTAAACTGGTTGCAGCTGCCACGTCTTCAAGTTCGATTCGTGGACTTTCAATCAATTTACTATACTTGGACGAGTTTGCATTCGTAGAAAATGCAGAAGAATTCTATACTGCGACATATCCCGTTATCACTTCAGGTAAACAATCTAAGGTTATTATTACTTCTACTGCGAATGGTGTTGGTAATATGTTCTATAAGATATATGAATCTGCAGTTCATGAACAATCAGAGTATCGTTCTTTTACAATTAATTGGGACGATGTGCCAGGCAGAGACGAAGAGTGGAAGAAACAGACCATTGCAAACACTTCAGAAACACAATTCGAACAAGAGTATGGTAACTCATTCTTAGGAACAGGTAATACACTTATCAGTTCTAACTGTTTATTGGGTATGAGAGCATTAGATGCAGAATGGGGTAAGGAAGACTTTTCCATGTATAAACAACCTGAAGAGGGTCATACCTACGTTTGCACGGTGGACGTTGCAAAAGGAAGAGGTATGGACTATTCTACGTTTACAATATTTGACACTTCAGTTCAACCATTTGAACAGGTCGCAACATATAGGAATAGTATGATAAGTCCTATGTTGTTACCTGATATTATAAACAAATATGCGACTGCATATAACAATGCATTAGTAATTATTGAGAATAATGCAGAAGGAGCTATGGTTGCAACACAATTACACTTCGACATAGAGTATGATAATGTTTTTGTTCAGGGACAAACCAAAACAGAAGATATTGGTGTAACCATGAATAAGAAGATAAAAAGGATAGGGTGTTCTACTCTAAAAGAGTTGTTAGAGGAAAATAGACTGGTTTTATGTGATAGGAACACCATTACTGAGCTGATGACATTCATAAATAAAGGTATGTCGTTTGAAGCGGCAAAAGGGTATCACGATGACCTAGTAATGAATTGTGTATTGTTTAGTTGGTTTGTTACAACGGAATATTTTCACCACTTAACAAATCATCAGATAAAAGACCTTTTATACGCAGAACAACAAAAGTTAATAGAAAATGACCTACTACCTGCAGGTATCTTTGGTGCAAGTAACAAAACACCCGAAGCTACTTCCTTTGTAGACGATGAAGGGGATAGGTGGTATGTCGAAGGAAACTAAATAAAAGAAGAGAAATGTAATATAGTGTTGTTAGATACTGTATTGTTATAAATAAAACAGTAAACAATAACTTTTTACATTAACAGGAGAAAAGTATGGCATTTCAAGTATCACCAGGCGTACAGGTCAACGAGATAGACCTTACAAATGTTGTCCCAGCAGTTGCAACAACTACTGGTGCATTCGCTGGTTCATTTCAATGGGGCCCTGTTGATGAAGTAAAGACAGTTTCAGATTCAAAAAGTTTGGTAGATTGTTTCGGAGAACCTGCTAATTCAGATGCAGGTGCAGAAGACTTCTACTCAGCAGAATCTTTCTTAAAGTATGGTTCATCATTAAGAGTCGTAAGAATTAACTCTACAGGTTTATTCAATGCGAACGCAAGTGGACACGCATCCACATTGTTAAAACACAACGATGACTACGTTAACACCTTTAAAGGTGGTGCTCAGGCAGGAACTGTTGGAAAATTCATTGCAAAATATGCTGGGTCTAAAGGTAATTCACTACAAGTTCAAACTTGTGCTAGTTCAAACGCATATTTTAATGATGCAGTAACTACAGCAGGTGCAGCTGAAGCAGTGGGTCAAACAACCATTACAGTAGCAGCGTCAAACGTATTCACAATCAGAGATATAATCAAGTTCGCAGGACATGACACTGAGTATAGAGTGTTAACTGCTCCTAGTGGAACAACTATTACTATCGAAGCATTAGACCAACCTGCAGGAACAGGATTAACTCATGCAGTTGCAAACGGTGCTAATATCGATAGATATTGGGAACATTATGGTTTGTTCAATAAAGCTCCAGGCAAATCAGGAACAGCAACAGCTGCTGGTGGTTCCGATGACGAAATTCACGTTGTAGTTGTAGACGAAGACGGTGTTATCTCAGGAACAGCACACACTGTATTAGAAACATACGGTCACTTATCATGTGCCTCAGACGGTAAAGATGGGTTCGGTGCAACAAATTACTACAAAGATGTACTCGCAAACAAATCAGAGTGGGTATATTGGTCAGGTCATTCAACAGGAACACACGCAAGTGCAACTGAGACAAGAACACACGCAGGTTCAGCTTCAACTGCATTTGGAAGACCTTCAAGTCCTGAAGTTTCATCACTAAGTGGTGGTGCAAATGGAAGAACTGCTACTGCAGGTCAAAAACAAACTGCATGGTCAGACCATTTCGAAGATGCAAGTTCAATCGATATATCTTTCCTAATCGTTGGTTCAACAAGAACTGATAACGGTTCAGGAACAGACCAAGACATTCTTGCAGATTGGACAACACAAGTAAACCAAGCAATCTTACTCGCAGAGAAAAGAAAGGATTGTATGGTTATCGCAAGTCCAAGACGTGCATCATGTGTTAACGTATCTTCAGAATCAACACAAACAACTAACGTATTAGCAGATTTTGCTACTGCATCTTCTTCAAGTTTTGCAGTGTTTGACTCAACATGGGTTTATCAATACGACAGATTTAACGACAAGTACTGTTGGATTCCTGCAAATGCTCACACAGCAGGTATCATGGCAAGAAGTGACTTACAGAGAGATGCATGGGTTTCCCCTGCAGGTTTCACTAGAGGTCAATACTTAGGTATCACTAAACTTGCTTACAATCCAAAACAGGGTTCAAGAGATGACTTGTATCGTGCAAGAGTCAACCCAGTAGTTACATTCCCTGGCCAAGGGACAATACTATTTGGTGACAAAACTGCACTAACATCACCTTCTGCATTTGATAGAATTAATGTAAGAAGATTATTCATAGTCCTAGAGAAAGCAATATCAACTGCCGCTCAAGCACAACTCTTTGAATACAACGATGCATTCACAAGAGCACAATTCAGAGCTGCGATAGAACCTTTCCTAAGAGACGTGAAAAACAGAAGGGGTCTAACAGACTTCTCAGTGGTTTGTGATGAAACAAACAACACTGATTCAGTCATGGACAGAAACGAGTTTGTATGTTCAATCTTCGTTAAACCTTCACGTTCAATTAACTATATAACTTTGAACTTTGTTGCTGCTAGAAGTGGTGTTCAGTTCGAAGAGATTTATAACGCAGTTTAACAGGAGTAAGATAAATGTCAAGTATAGACCAATTTAAAGCGCAATTAATAGGTGGTGGCCCAAGGGCAAACAGATTTAGAATCTTTCTACCTCGTGCTGGAAACAAAATCGAATTCCTTGCAAAAGGGTCTCAAATTCCTGCTGCTAATATAGGTGAAACACCCGTACAATACAAAGGTATGATATTGAAACTTGCTGGTGAAAGAACCTATGACGATTGGACTGTTACAATTATCAATGATAATGAATTCAGTGCCAGAACTGCATTAGAACAGTGGCAACAAGAGATACAAGGTCATGGTGTTTCAACAGGTATGGCAACAACAGACTACTTATTAAGTAGAGGTTTTGTAGAACAGTTAGGTAAAGACGACTCAGTCCTTGCGAGATACGAATTCTTCAACTGCTTCCCTAAATCAATCGGTTCAATCGCATTAACTTACGAAGCCGAAAATCAGTTGGAAGAGTTTGAAGCGACATTCGCATACTCGCATTGGGAAAGAGTCATTTAAGTTCTTTAGAAAGAACAGTGAATAAGACTATGATTAGGTCTTATAAATAATAGTATGGATATATTTGGATTTGAAATCACTCGTAAGAAAGACGAGTTAAGAGCTACCGAGGTCAAAACTGCAAAGAGTTTTGTGCCTCAGGTCGATGATGACGGAACACCAGTCATCTCGCAACAAGCAGGTTTTATATCGGGTGGGGCATATGGTGCCTATGTCGATATGGAAGGTGGTATCAAGAATGAGATTGAACTCATTCGAAGATACCGTGAAACTTCCTTAGTACCTGAATGTGACGCAGCTATTGAAGATATAGTGAATGAGTGTATCACATCGGATAGTGCCGATAGGATAGTAACACTCGACCTCAGAGACGTAAAGCTCTCTGATAGCATTAAGAAAAAAATGCAAGACGAGTTTTACGCAATCCTATCAATGATGAAGTTCAATCAGAACTCTCACGAAATATTCCGAAAATGGTACATCGATGGAAGAATTTACTTCCATAAGGTCGTTGATAGCAATCGAACCAAAGCAGGTTTGGTTGACATCAGGAATGTTGACCCTCTTAAAATTAAGAAGGTTAGAAACATAGAGACCAAAAAAGACAAGAAGTTAGGTGTAGACATTGTTAAGAAAGCGGAAGAATTCTACATTTTTAACGATAAAGGTTTCGAAAAGACTGGTACTAATGAAGGTACAACAGTCAAAATTGCACCTGAAGCGATTACATATACGACTTCAGGATTGTTAGATTATAACAAAAATGCAGTTGTTGGTTATCTGCACAAAGCATTGAAAACTGCGAACCAGTTATCAATGATGGAAGATGCACTAGTAATCTATAGATTGTCTAGAGCACCTGAAAGAAGGATATTCTACATTGACGTAGGTAACCTTCCAAAGGCAAAAGCAGAACAGTATCTTGCAGATGTTATGAACAAGTATAGAAATAAACTTGTATATAACGCAGATACTGGTGAAATCAAAGATGATAGAAAACATATGAGTATGTTGGAAGATTTTTGGTTACCAAGAAGAGAAGGTGGTAGAGGAACGGAAATTACAACCTTGCCAGGTGGACAAAACCTTGCAGAAATTGACGATGTAGAATACTTCAAGAAGAAGTTATATCAGTCATTAAATGTTCCAAGTTCTAGAATGGAAGCTGAGAACGGATTCAATATGGGTCGTTCTTCAGAGATTTCTAGAGACGAATTGAAGTTTAATAAGTTTACTAACAGACTTCAGAAGAAGTTTGCTAGATGTTTTACTGACCTTTTAAGAACTCAATTAGTTCTTAAAGAGATTGTTCGTGCAGAAGAGTTTGATAAAATAAAAGATTTTATACAATACGACTACACTGCAGATAATCACTTTACTGAACTAAAAGAACAAGAGATTATGAGAGAAAGGTTAGATGCATTAGGAAGTGCATCTGAGTATGTTGGTAAATACTTCAGTAATGAGTATGTAAGAAAGTATATCTTACGTCAAACTGAAGAAGATATTAAAGAAATTGATGCTCAAATAGCACAAGAAAAGGC